GCATTATCGTTGGCAGCCCGTGCTTCCTCGCGGATTCTCGTCGCAACGGCGTTTGCCCCGCCCCGCGCCCCTGCGAGGCCCGCGAGCTCGGAACGCACGCTTGCAAGCGCGGTGTGCGCCGTCCTGGCCGTGTTGCCAATCGCCGCGAGCTCGCTACGGATCGACCGTGCGACCTTGTCCTGGACTTCAATGTCGAACCGTTCGGTCGTCATTTCTCGATCCTCAAGCCAGCGCGTCGGATGAACAATTCACCGACCAGGATGCCGCGCTGGAAGAACCCTGCTGGTTCCTGCTGCGACGACCCGTTATTCAAGTCGATAATATGCGGGGCGAGGTTTGACAAGAAGATCCGCTCGCCCGGGCGTTTCTCGGCCGCTACGCGCTTGACGTGCGAGATTGCCTCCGCGCTCGACTGCGCCGCGGTCGACCCTTTCGATCCGGGGACGATGGCGGGAAGCTCGAAGAAGGCCGGGCTGTTGAGTGACGCCTGCCAGTTTGACACCGCCGTGGTCACGTCCACAGGCGTATGCTCGACCAAGTCGCGGTCGACCGCGCTAACGAAGTCGACCGCGAGCTGGTTGGCGGCTTTGTCAATCCGGTCGGGGAGGACGTTGCACAGTTTCGCCAGAGCCAGCAGATCTGCCACTTTTCAACCCCTCGGCCATATCTGCAAGAAGAGCGTCGTCCATCTTGCGGATGAAGTAGTGCAACTCGTCGAGATCGTAACGGTAGAACTCACCGTAGTAAGTGATCTTCGACCATGGTATCCTCGCCAGCCCCTGCCCGTGATTCCGCTCGGTGTCGAGGTCGTAAAACGCGTCCAAGTAACCGAGCAGGTTGGATGGCAGTGTTGGCTGTGTCGCTATGTCCTCCGGTATCTGAATCCCGTCCCGCCTCATTTGGGCGGCCAGGTCGTCGGCTACGCCGTTTCCCCTTGACCGCCCATAGAGGAGGACGTCGATTAGTTTTTTGCCTCGCCCTCAAGCTTCTTCTGGTAGTGGACGCGTTGCCCGGCGAGCGTCTGGCACTCCTTGAGCAGGTCGTTCCAATCGGGGTCGAGGAACAGGGACACGGCATTGGCCACAGAGAATGGCAACTCGTTGCCATCGTCCTCGGGCTGGAAGTGTTCCCAGTCGACCACACACGCCTCGGCGAACGTGTTGGCAGTGATCGCCTCGTCCTCTTCGGCCGAGATCGTTTCCATGTCCTTGTCCGCCGTATGCTTGCGGAACGAGTTGACCCAATCGCGGTTGCTGCGGCCATGCCGGCGCAGCTTGATCCGGCACTTCGATCCGTCCGAATTGTCGGCCAGGTCGAACCAAACGCCATCCTTGGTCAAGGCAGCGTCGGTCTTGAACTTCCCTTTGAGAGACATCATTTGCTCCATGTCTGCGTTGTTGGTGGGGCTACTTTTGTGTCAGCGCCGCCCCACCGTTGGCCCTTATCCTGTTACGCTCAGGCCGTGCGGTTTGCGACCAGCACGGTCGGAACGTAGCGGAAGAACGAAGTCAGCAGCGTGTAGCCGAACTGCCCCTTGCCTGCCGACCCTTCGAGCGGCAGGGTAATGGGTTCGTTCGGGGCGACGTTTGCCTTGGCGTTGCCGAGGCCGTAGGATGCGAGATCCATGGCAAACGCGGCATTGCCCTTGGTCAGGATCATGTCCCAAGTGAGCTCGGCCCCTTCGCGGACGCGACGGGTAACGCCAACGCCGTTGAAGTAGCTGGTCGCGGTCCCGCTGACCGTGAACTCGCCGATGTTGATGCCCGAGTTACCGAACGTCTCAATCGCCTTGTTGCCGCCGAGATTGTTATTGATGACCAGCGACATCTGCTGGTTGTAAGCGACTAGCGGCGTCGGGTTCAGCGTCACCGGATCGACCACCGCGAGGCGATTCCGGTAGACGTTGACACCGGGCTTATAGGCAGGCTCGTTCAGCGCCGCAATGCGGTCGCCGGCGAGAACGCCTTCCGCCTCGGTGCGCTCGTATGACGTGGTGGCGATATAGGCCAGGTCGATGTTGACCTTGGCGTCCGCTCCCGGCGTCGGGATGTTGAGCGTGATCTGATTGGCGACTGCGCCGCCAACATACTCCGCTTCCTGGCCCGCGCCGCAGCCATACTGGCGCTCGAAGGTGAACGACCGCATCTTGATAAGATCGCAATCGTCCTCGTTCTTGATGACCGTGCCGAAGAAGATTTGAATCTCCTTGCCTGCGCCGGCGTCGGTCGCCTGCACCCCGGACGTCTTGTCGAGCGTGAGACTCTTGCCGTCCGCGCTGATCGCTGCAACACGGCCATAGAACGGCGCGTTGTTCCCGGTGTCGGCGAAACGGGTCACTGCCGTATCGCCGCCAACACCGATGAACTCGCCGAGGACGAGACCCAGCGTGTTGAAGTCGCCGGCGACGGTGACAAGCTGAACGGAGTCGAGGTCGACCGCGATGCTCAGGTCGCCCGCACCGAACATGAAGCCAACGGCGTCAAGACGCGCTGTGGCAGGCGGGGCAGCCTCGGGCTCGCGCGGGCCTTCGACGGTCAGGACGCCGGACGCCGCGGCGGTAACAATGTCGATCCCGTTGTTGTTCGGATCACCGAACCCGCTGCCGAGAACGATGTGACCGGGGAGGAACACGGAAAGGCCTGCGGCCGCCGTGAACGTGGTCGCCGTGACCGCGGTAATCGTCCGCTCGGTGCCGTTCAGCGGCTTGCTGGACGCTTTCTCGCGGGCGTCGGCAAACAAGAACGACTGGAACGGGTCGATCATGTTGGTGAGGGTGAAGTCCTCGTTATAGCCTGCGGTCGGGTTGTTGTCCGACACTTCGCCCTTGCGCGACTGCCGGTCGTGAGTGATCGGCTTGCGCGTGGTCATGGCGAACGTGCCGCCGAAGTCGCCGTAGCTGTTCGGCTCGCGCTCCTTCCAGACCGGGGTGGTGGGCAGCACGCCCAAAGACTCTTCCTGTGCCGAGTAAAGCCCGGTCAGGTTGCCGCTCTTCTGTTCACCGTCCATAGCAGTTCCCCTTACATGAATTGCCGGTAACTAAACCGGGCTGTCACCAGCACGTTCAGCCACGAAGGCTCGGCGCGCACATTATCGTCAATGCGCGCGCCTGTAAACTCGAGACCCTCCGGCGTGTCGAGATCTCGAAACGCGTTGCGAACGGCCTCCGACCAGTTGTCGAGCTCGACCAGTTCCTTGCCTGCGCTACGCGGGACGAATAGCTGCACCATCACCAGCCCGATGGTCAGGAAGCGACGCCCGCGCTCGCCCGTGCGGAGTCCCTCCTGGCTTTCATCGACCGTCTGCATGGATACGCGACCCCAGTAGGAGCCTTGCGGGGGCTCGGCCTCTGAGACGCCGCCGTAACGCATTGCGAAAGGCGCTCCCGCGTCAATGCCAGCAGGCCCCTTGGTGTCCGTGACCGCCTTGGTGCCGTATGTGTAGATGACGTCTCGCGCCTCGCCCCGGTTCATGCGTTGAACTCCAGAACGTAGAAAACAGGGATATCGGCAGGGGCCGACGCCATGACATCCTTGACCACAAGGTCTTCCTTGCCGGCGCGCTTGACGCGGTTGCCGACTTGCGGCTCGAAGCCGTGGTTTCCCATGATGCCGAAGCGGGTCGAGGACGAATAGTCCGCGTCCTTCTTCCAATCGGTAATCATGGCGGCAGCCGTCGCCTGGTCAACAAACGCGATCCAAGCTTGGTATTCGGTCGGGACATCGGTCGTCCCCAGCCACGGCTTTGTCGCGTCGATTGGCGTGGATGCGACCTGCTCGAAGAGGACACGGACGCCCTCTTCGCGGATGGCGTCTTTCGCCTCGGCGATATCTTCGGCGGTCAATGTCATGCCCGCCCCGTTACAAGGCGGAATCCGCCCTGCTCAACGATGTAGGGGGCCAACGCCTCGTCAACGCCCGCGACTTGCGCGTGTGAATAGGATTCCTCGCCGTATTGACGTTTGAGCGGGCCAACGTCTCGCGCCTTGAGTTGACGCCCTGCCGAACGCTGTCCGAGCAGGGTCACCCCGTTGAATGATGCGACGGCCAGGAGCAGCTGTGCGCGCTTCGCACCAGCGGGAACGGCGTCGATGGGCCAGGTCGGTATGTCGCTGTTGACATTGGCATAATAGAGGCGCGGGAACGGCGTCCCTTGATCGACGACCACGGGGGTGCCAAGGAACGGCAGCGTCGCTAGGTAGTCCATAGCGTTTACGAGATGCACGTCCGAGGCATCATCGTCGGGGATAACGATCCCGCGCAATGCGGCGAAAGCGATTAGCTCCGCTCGCGTGGCGAGAGTGGTGGCGTCGGGCAAGCCCGCGCCTGTTTCTGGCGTTAGCGCCACCACCCCCTCCCCTTACTTGGCCGTGCGCTCGCGGAGCACGCGCTCTGCCTGCCGGCGAGCACGCCGGTTCAGCTGCACGTTTCCGTTGCTCAGGCCGCCAAGCGTCTCGTCGTGGTTTTCGCGGCGAGCGCGATTGCCATAGACATCCTGGCCGCGCACCATTTTGGTTGCCATTTCGGCCGCCTGCTGGTTGCGCTCCATCTTGTCGAGCATCTGCTCGGCAAGCTTGTTGATAGCGTCCTCGAACTTCGCGCGATCCTCGGGAGCGAGGGCGGCGAAACGAGCACGCAGTGCGTCCGAGGCAGCCGGCGTCGCCGAGTTGCTGATCGGATTGCGCGGCGGGCTGACCTGGAGCGAGAGATCATCGCCGAACGGGGTCAGCTGATCCTTCGCCTCGGCAAGCACCTCCTCCTTGGGCGGCAGGCCGCGGACGCGTCCCTCCGCTTCGTGCTCGGCAACGAGATCCTCCGAAGCCTGCGGCGCGTCGGCCATGAGTTTCTCGGAGGGGTTGGACGCTGCGGGCGTTACCTCGTCCTTTTCGATGGACGAAGTCTCATCCTCGGGCTTGTTCTCGTCCGGGGCGTCGAGCTGGTTGGCGTCGGTGTCGGCAGCAACATCGCTGTCCACAATCCCGCCATTGCCTTCGGCACCGTCGCCGAGCTTCTCGTTGACGGCTTCGGACGGGTTCGCGCCAGCGGGCGTGACCTGATCCTTGGCCTCGGAAGTGACCTCTGCGGCAGGCGCGGCAGCAGGCGCAGCCCACGGCTGGGCCGGCGCGGTTTCGGTTTTGGTGGTGGTCGGCTTCTTAGCCATGATGTATCCCCTTTCTCAGGACCGGGAGCAAATGCACTCCGATAAAGGCACCAGCTCGGATGCCCTTATCGGAATGGCGGGGGACCGGAGTCCCCCGCGCACCCCTTAGCCGTTGGTGACCAGGAAGGCCAGCGGAACCAGCTTGCGGTCATACTGGCGATCCCAGTTTGCCGCGAGCCGGAGGTCGCTGTCGGTCGGCGAGATGCCGGCCGGGTTCTTCGGCGCTGCCGGGCCGCTCACCGTGTTGCTGGTGAACGAGTGGCCCAGCGGGTGGACGAGCCAGGTCTTGCGCGACCAGAGCGTCTCGATGCCACCACCGTTGCCGCCAGCGGCCTTGCGGTCGACCTCGGTCGGGACGGTCGGCGTGCCTTCGCCGTAACCGAACGCGCCCGCGCCAAACAGCATGGACACATAACGGAAACCGCTGGTCGTGCCGGCGATGACCGGGGCGCCATCGTCGATCTCAACCCGCTTGCCGAGATAGGTCGGAATGGTCATCCGGCCTTGGCTGTCGGGGATGAAGTCGATCTCGTCGTTCTCGACCATGCGCTGATAGACAACCGAGTGAACGACCATCGTGCCAACGCTGTCGAACCGATCGCCCATGGTGAACGCAGCGGCGACCGCGGCGTTACGACCGAAGAGGTTGGCAGGCGCAGCCAGGTTGCCGTCCTCAATCGAGATGTCGTGGACCATGTCCCCGCCATCCTGAGCGATGTTGGCGAGCATGACGCCCACCGACGCGGCGACGATCCGACGCTGCCAACGGCGACGCCAGTAGGTGTCAATGCGCTGGCGGATGCGGCGCATTGCGTTGCCACCCGATGCGAGCTCGGCGGCCAGGTCGGACTCGGTCCAGCCCTGATTGAGGAACGCCTTGCGGGCGTTCATCTCGGACTGGTCGAGCAGCAACGGCACGGCTTCGTCGGCCGGGTTGTCGTTGCTGTAGTTCTGTTCCTGGTCGGGATCGAGGTCGTTCCAGTAATGCAGCTCGGCGGTTTTGCCGGGCGCATTGGCGAAGGTGTCCAGCATTTCATTGCGGACGACCACACCGCTGTCAAAGAAAGCGGTGCGTTCCGGCGAATCCATCGCCGGCATGGTGTTGAACGTCTCAACGTCGATGATGTTTGCAAGACGGGACATGATGACCCCCTAAACTGAGTTGCGCCTAGAGAGCCGGGGCGGGTGACGAAGCTTCCTTGCGGAGGCGCTCATACTCTTCCGGCTGCTCGGTTCGGAGCGTCTTGAGTTCCTCGTCAGAGTGATCCCAATAGCCCTTCTTCGACGGGGCACTGCCCTTGTCGCCGGAATCGTTGGCACTGCCACCCGATCCCTTTCCGCCGACCAAAATAGCGGCATATTTTGTGTTGGCAAGCAGTTCCTGCTTAAAATCGTCAAGCGACGCGGCGGAGGGCTTCTTTTCGCCATCCAGCACGCGGAGGAAGAACTTGCCGTCTGCGCCCTTCTCGGCGGCCAGGCGAGCTTCGATCACCGGAGCGATCAAGTCGGGGACGGTCGAGATTTCGGCCGCCATGCGCTGTGCGGTGTCGCTGACCAGGAGGCGGTTAATCTCGCCGTTGAGCTCGCCAACCAGCGCGTCTCGGTCGCCTTCGATCTTGGCGATCTTGTCCTTATAGGACTGCTCCAAGGCGTCGTCCATGCCGGTCTTCTTGCGGCGAGCGTCGTCCCGTTCCGTGGTCAGGGTTTCGATCTGCCCGTTGAGCTCGCCGATCTGCGTTTCCAGCGGGGCGAGCTTCGCCTCGGCGTTGACGCGGAGGTTCTTCTCATGGTCGCGGGCAGCGATCAGACCGCGAACCGAACCCTTGTCGGTTTCGAGGTAGAACTTGCCGTCCGATTCCTGCTTGTAGTGGTCGCGGACGCTTTCGTCGGCGTCGTCCAGACTGTCGATGACTGACTTGAGTGCCATTTCCCTTGCTCCTTACAATCCCGCGCGCTTGAATACCAGCGGTGCGCGCTTCCGCATCTCGTCGAGGGTCATGGGCTCGAAGTTCCGGTCAAGGTTCAGACGAGCGAACGCCTCGGCGCTCAACCCACCTTTCCGAAACAACGCGCCTCGCGTCACCCCTAGAACGTCATCTTGAAACTCGGCAGGCTGCGTCTTGAGCCACTCGTAGTAGGTCGTCCGAACGGGAACAGGCGCGCCGCCCTCGGCTGGTTGCGTCCTGTCGTCCTTAGCGAACCGACCCTTGGCGTCGCGTTTGAGCCAGCGGCCGAGCAATTCGGCAACAATGTTGCTCCGGCAGTTTGGGTGCGCCGGGGGCACCGGGCCTTGTCCGAAGCGGAAAAGGCGCCCGCTGAGTGATCGGCAGATCTGGCTCGTCTTGCTGTCCAGGATCGACACCCAGCGGTAGCCGCGGACCCGGACGTTGTCTCCGAGCTTGATACCGGCCCGTGCCGCGGCGTCGCGGGCCTGCTTAGGGATGCGCGTGACCACACCATCGCCGTCCAGCTCGATTGCGCCGGGCTCGGCGTTGTCGTTTCCTGGCCTGCGAGCCTTGGGCGTGCCGGCAGGGCGGAAGATCGTTGCGCCCATAGTCGCCCAGCGCGCGGTCGAGCTCACATGCTGGATGGCCGTGCGGATCGTGGTCGCGGTGTTCGTCTTTGCGCTATACCAAAGGCCGTCCTTGTAGCCCAGTTTGCCCGAGCCGCGAAAAGCGCCCAACAGCCCGCTCGGCGTCCACCCCTCGGCCATCGCCGTGCGCGCCGTATCAGCCGCTCTTGAGACCTCCAGGCCCATCCACGCGCCGAGATATGCGGCGAGCAGCTTGCCCGTCGCGGACATCGGGCGATCCTGGATCGTCTGCCACAGCGCAGCCTCGGCCTCGTCCGTGTCCTCGGCAACCAGCTCGTCAATAGTGACTTCGTTCAGCGCGTCAAGCTCGAACTGCCGCTCATGCTCGGCCAGGTCTTTGAGCAGGTTGGCGATGTCCTTAAGCTGCTGGTTGTATGCCGTGGTATGGATCTGCTGGATGTCAAGCACAAGTTTGGCTTGCTGCACGGCGGACAACTCGCTAAAGTCGGCCACGCGCACCTTGAGCAGTATCTTGGTCAGCTCGGCGGCGAGAACAACGAAGATCTTATCCGTCTTCTTGATCTCGCCCGCCTTGAGCCGTTCAAGATAAACTTGGTGCCTGGTTGTGAACTCAACCAGCTCGTCGGGGAGCATTTACTTGGCCTTCTTGACTGGGGGCTTGCCCTTCTGTGGCGGACCGTCCTGCGGCGCGGAATTGCCTGTCGCCTCGGCGAGCGCGCCGGCAGCGTCGGCCTCGAAAGCGATGCTCTCTTCCCGCTCGCTGTCGGACTCGGCCTTCGCTTCATCGTCGGTGAGATAGGCGACACCCGTCCGGCGCATATTCCAGCGCATCTCGGTGTAAGTGATCGCCCGGTTCTGCCACGCTTGGATGATCTGCTGGCGATCCTGAGCGGACAACAGCTTGCCGGCGAAGTCGGTGTTGAGCTTGTAGTCGATGATCTTATCATCGTCCACAACCTGGCCCGTCATGTAGCGCCAAGCCCATTGCAGGGACTTACGGTATCCCGTGGACACGTTGTTCGCCGCGGTGGCAAGGACCGAGTTGTCGAGCACGGCGTCCAGCGAGGCTTCGGTCGCCGTCTGCTGCGTGCCTGTGTTCTCGATCAGCTTGGCGCCAAGCGCAATCATCTGCTTTTCTTTGTGCTCCATGGCCTCGAAAGCCATGGTGTTCGGATCGGCCTGGAGCAGGGTCGCCGTTCCGCCTTCCGGCAGGGGCACCGCGGCACGCGAGCCGAGGCGCACCTTGTTCTCAACCCGGACGCCGCCATGCCCGTCATCCGCCTCTTCGCGGAACACGGTGGTGACCCAGTCCTTCGTGAGCCCGGCGAACACCGGGGTCGGCTGCCCGACCAGGAAGACCGACTCTTCGTAGTCGGCGCTGTTTTGGTAGTGATGCTTGTTGAGCTCGGCCAGGTCGAGCAGGGGCGGGTCGTCAACGCTCGGTTCGTTGTTCAGCGCGCCGACAAACTCGAAAGGAATCTCGTCCCACGTCTTGCCTGCCCCGTCCTTGGGCGTGAACGTGCGGGTCGGCGCGGAATCCGAGCCCTCCCACAGCTCTTGCGTATAGACGCGCCCGCCGTTCGGCTGGCGGGTCAGGCGCAAGACGCGGTAGCGCGTGTCCTCCTCCGCCTCGAAGCCGTCATCCGTCTTGACATAACGCTCTTTGATGACCACCAGCGTCAACAGCTTGCGGCTGCCGAACGTCTCGAAGCGCCAGTTGATAATGTTCTCGGCTTCGACGGTCAGGATGGTCGGACGCACGTCGCCGGCGTTCTGCTGCGCTATGGTCGTCGGGCCAGCGGTTTCCGGGTAGTCGGTGAAGAGGCCGCGGCGCCCGATGCCGACCACGTCATTGAGCGTCTTCTTGGCCTGCTGGTCGATGTGCATGCCATCGCCTGCCGCGTCCATGACCACAGGCTTGAGGCGGTCGGGGATTTCAATGGCCGGGTCTTTGTCGAATACCATGCCGACGAGCCCGCGCAACGTGCGCCCCGTCGCCGGATAGAACACGGCCCGAGCGATGTAGTCCTGGTAGCGCAGCTGTCCGGCCTTGGACGTGTCGAGCGGGTCAGGATGCGGAAGGTATTTCTCCTTCTTCGCCTTGACCGCCCGCGATCCCGCGACCACGTCTCGGACGAGCTCGTAGTCGGGCAGTCGATCAGTAAGCTCCTTGCGGACAGATTCAACGCCCATTGGTGGTCCCCTTAGCGCAGGAACGCCACGGGGATCTCCGTGGCCGTCCGGTTATCACTGGCGAGAACGCGGTAGCGAGTATCATCGTAAGGGTGGTCCTCGGCATCCGTGTCAACGTCATCTTGGTTCTTTTCGTCGCGCGGCAGGATCGGCACAAGGCTAATCCAGTCGCGGCAATTCTCGGTAACATATAAACCTGGCCCTTGCCTGTCAATCGAAGCTTCGAGGCGGTCGCGGACCAACTGGAGGCCGTTGATGCGTGAGCCAGGCGACTTGTCGGACCGCGTCCAGATGACGCCCTCGTCCTCCATCTTCTTGCCGATGGTGTCCGTGTCCTTTTCGGTCACGTCATAGATTTGGTTGTCGGCCGGGCCAGGATGCACCTTGGCAGCGATCCAGCCCTGCTGGAGCATGATCGCCTCACGCTCGACGATCCCCTTGGCGACGTTCTTAGCGGACATCTTCAAACCTTCGTTTGGATGTCCGTTGGTGCCATACCACTCGTTGATGCGAATGAGCGTCCCGGGCGGCGGGCAGAAGGTCGTGCCATCGGGCAGGGTCGCTTCCTCGCCGTTCGCCTCGGCCCACCAGCCCACGGAGAACGGGTGCGTTGAGCCCCAGTCCATCGACCGATCAACGCGCCAAGTCTTCGGCACCTTGAACCGCGGCATCTTGTGGACGTCCTGTCGCCAGACGTCATCCAATGCGCCGCCGGCGACAATGTCCCAATCTCCCCACAGCCACGCGCGCCGCTTGTTCTCGTCGCGGATGCTTTCGAGCTCGGCCACATACTCAGGTGACAGGTAGATGTTCTCTTTGTATGAGCCGAAGATCCGAACCTGATACTTGACGATGTCCTGCCGCATCTGCGTCCGGGGGTTAAAGACGTTCATCACCCGCCGCACCAGCTGGCCCGGTTCGGCAACGTCAATAAACCGCTTCTTGACCCAGTTGTGACCCGGGCCATACGGATTGGTCGTCGCAAAGACAACCAAGGGGATGTCCGGCAGGTAGCGAAGCTCGGGATCGCCGGGGGTGATGAGCGGATGGTCCACAGGCCGGAAGGACGAGCGGTTGCAGGACATCATGGCGTCAAAGAGCGTGGGCATCGGATACTTGCTGAGCTCGTTCCACCCGATGAATGGGAACTCCGCGCCGTGATAGTTCCAGTAGTCGGCGTCGCGCTTGATCTGGCGGAACAGCAGCTCTTCGCCTGTCGGCCAGACCCACTTGTAGTCGCTATTGCTCGACAACCAGCGCGCCCCGTCATTGAACTGAGGGAACCAGCGCAACGCCTTCGAGACGAGGTCGTCCAGGTTCTTATATTCGCGGTCGAAGATGACGCCGCGCCAGAAGCGCCCATAACCGAGGCCCACGTTCTTCCGGAACGCCATGAGCTGCGCGTCCGTCTTGCCCGGGCCGCGCGTGCCTTCGTAGAGCAGGGTGTGCGCCGGGCAGGACATGGCAAGCGCCTGCGAGCCCGCCAAAGGCTTCCAGACCACGTTAAGGTCGGCGGGGGCGTTCACTGGCGGACTGCGGACTTGAGTTGCGCCTGCGAGCTGGTTGCCGCCTGCTCCCAATCTTCGATGGACTGCGCCATCGGGATCAGCATGACGCCCCCGCGCACCTTCGCCGGGTCGGGCGTGTCGGCAGGCTTCTCTGCGCCGAGCATCTGAGCGATCTTGCCCCATGCGGCGACGCGGGCGGAATGGGACGCACCGAGGCCGCGGTAGTTGGCCTCTTCGAGCAGGCCCATCAGCACGCGCTCACGGGAGACGATCTTGTCATTCTCAAGGGTCGCGCTAAAGGCTTGGATGGCGGCCAGCGTCTCGGGCTGGCGATAGTAATACCAGCCGAGCGTTCGCGCGTTGTCAATGTCCTCTGGATCAGCGAGGCCGCACCTGAGCGCGGCCATTGTCGGGTCGAAGTCGATCAGATACGACTTGGCGAACTCCTGCCGCTTGAAGACCGCTGCCGGGGTGACATTGCGAGTTCTCTCGTTTCGGATGTCTTTCTCACGGGCGGCGGCCTTGATCTCAGGCGCCACCTTTGCTGGCTTGGGATGCCAAGGGGCGTGGGTCTGGTCCGCTATCGCGTCCTCTATGACCGGGGATGAACCCTTCTTCTCCCAAGGTTTCGCCAACACAACTTTTGCTCCGCGTTCGGGCACTGCCCTATGCGGGAACTTCCCGCCTGCGTGAGAATTAGGGGGCGATGCCTGCCGGCGTCAACCCCCTTTGTCAAGTCACTTAGCGACTTTGGCCTGCCAGTCACGAAGCCAGGAGGCATCATTGGAGCAAGCGAAAAGCTCGCCCTCGACTTCGAGGATGTAACCGGCGACCCGGCCCTCGCGGCCCCGGATCGTCGCAACGAACTTGGCGACCTCCTCCTTAGCGCGGGAAAGCGCCTCGGGAACGGTCGCCGCCTGGCCGACGCGCACCCAGTCAATCGAATACTCGGGCGGAAGGGCGGGGCGCTTTGACGTCTTGACGCAATCCATTCGCTCGGGCGGGATGGGGAGGCTAGTTGCTATTCGTTCCGGCTGGCACGCTGCCAGTGCTAGGGAACAGGACGTCAAGAGGGCTAGTCCCATGCAAAACCGCTTCATCAATCTTCTCCTTCTCGGCCTCGACCTCAGCGGCGTATTCCAGTTGACGCGCTGCCGCGGCCTTGTCGGCCTTCGTCCCCGCTTCGAGCGACGACTGCACCAGCTCATTGGAGGCATCCTTCCAAGCCTGGTCGGCATGTTGTTCGCCCTGCTCGAACTTGGAATCGCCGTAAGCGTCGAGCACGGCATAGAATGCGCCGATGACCACAAGGACCGCGATGATCGCTAGCGCGATCCGAACGGCCTTCTCGGTCAGGCCAAACTTGAGGGCGAGTGCGGCGATCATAGCGGTTCCCCTGCTGGGTTCGTGTTGGGCGCTGGTTGTGCGGCAGCGACCGCTACATCGGCAACTGCCTCTTTGGCGGCTGTCGCCACCTTGTCCTCAATATGCTTGGCAGCGAGAACAGGATCAGGCGGCGGCGTGTCCTTGCTGCTCAGGTTGAGCAGGCCGTCCTTGGAACCGAGGCTCAGGGTGCGGAAGGCGACAAACATGGAGAAGGCGCAGACCGAGACGAGAAGCGAGTAGGCCACGATCCGGGCGAGCTCGCGGTGCTCGGGCCATTGGTTCGCGTCCGCCGCCTTCTCGGTCAGATACATGACCGCCAGAGTGAGCACCGGGGCGGACAGCGCGCACATGAGATAGATCAGCGTCTGGCGCCCGTCATAGGTGAACGGAAACAGACCGCGGATCGCCCGGATGGGCGTCCCGAGCCAACGGAAGAATGCTGCGACCTTTTCCATCATCCACCTCTGTAGAGTTTGGCCTCGGCGTTGCGACGGGCGACCAGACCCTTCATCTCTTTGCCATCGTTGAAGCGCCACGACTTGAAGGCGTCGGCCGCGCCGGCAAAGTTGCCCTGTAGGTGAAGGCGCAGCAGAGTGCTGTCCCCCAGCCCTTCCGCCTTGGTGTCCTCATCCTCGTCCAGTCCGATGTTGTAAGCGATGCACACCAGCGCGTCGAATTGGTTCTGCGTGGTCGGCGCGTTGCCGAGCAGCCGGTTAACGCCCGCTTCGACCTCGGCCAGGTCACGAATGAAGAGACGATCCCAGTATGCCTGATCCGCGGTGAATCCGAGCTTGAAGGGCTTGCCGTTATGGTCGCGGGTCGTCCCCCAGCCGCCAGTGATCGGCAGGCCGTTCTTCGAGCCAGGATCGGGGTAGGTCGTGAGCCGGCATTGCTCGAATGAGTGCAACAGCTCGACCGCGGCGTCCGACGCCTGGTGACCCGTGAGCCCGACGCGAGGCGGCAGCGCAACAGACGCAGCCACCAGCGTGGGCAAACCGAGCGCCTCAGTCAGCGCCTGGTTGATCGCTGCGTCCATCCTGTCCACAGCACCCGGCTGGTTGAAGTCCGCGCCGGCGGCCTTTGCCGCGTCGAAGATCAGCTTGCGGTTCATTGTTCGTCTCCGGGGAGCATGTGATTGGCGGACTTGCCGCGTTGCAGAATCTGGCGGCGCGTCCCCGCCGCCGAACGGATCTCGGGATCGCTCGGATTATAGGCGCACCCTTCATACTGGACCTCCCCGCTTTCGCTGATGGCCGCCACCTTGATAACAACCAGGAATGGCAAGTCGGGGTGCAGCTGGATCAGGATTGACTGAGTGTGTCCAGGATGCGCGAGGGCCGCGCGGTCAAGGAGCTCGATCTCTTCGGCGGCCACAGGGTCAAGCAGGTCGCGGAAGGTTTTTCCGTCGAGCTCGTCCCGGGAGTATCCGAGCGGGGCGAATAGAGTAAGGAACGCCTTGTCATTAAGCCAGACAAGACGTCCATTGCGGTCTTTGATCCACATTGCGAAGTAACTGGTTGACCGCTGCTCAACAGCCCTAAGCCTTGTTTCGAGGACTCCATGCCGTTCCTCACATTGCGAGAGCTCATCTCGCAGCGCGGTGACGTGTTGGTCCAAACGCGCGACCTCGTCCTTGCGTCCGGTCACCTTAACGGACAAGAACGTGGAGGCGAATGTTGACAGGCCTCCGCCAACGATAGCCGAGACACCCGCGATTAGTGCTACTTGAACCGTGGCGTCCAACTCGGCTACCCCATGACTTCACATGGGAGGACGTCATAGGGGGCGAAACGCGAGCTCGTCAACCCTTGACCGCGTTAACGCCTTGTTAGGGCGAGGATTCCGCGCGATGCGAAGGGCGGGCGATCAATTCACCCCCGCAGCCAGCGTCTCCGCGCTATCATCAGATTCCAATCGCCCTTGGCGAAGATAATGCTGTCGGCATCGACCAGGACGCCCCGCTCGAATGCCGGGTCATACTTGGGCGCGTCCGGGATCAGCTTCGTTGCCGCGTTATACCAAGCGCGCAGCGAGGCGCGCTTCGGCGGATCGAAGTTGCGCTGGACGCTAACCCCTTCGGCCATGAAGCAGGCAACCGCCATCAGCCCCCCTCCACTTCGGCTTGGAGATCCTTCAAGCAGCTAAAGTGCGCCTGCCCCAGTTTGTTCTCCGAGTCCGCAACGCCCTTAGCGGCCAGGAGGGGACGAAGGAGGGTCGGATCGGCTGGGGACGCATTGTAGCGGCCGCAGATCTGGCACCACTTCGTGCGGTTGGGGATATTGTCCGGGATCACGATGGCCATTGCTATTCCCCTCGGTATGGAACTTCGTCGGGCAACAGGCCCGCAGCGAAGAGGCGACGCCTGGCCACAAGCTGCCGCTGGGCCGCCGTCTCGTCGATCCGCTCATAGCGGGTCGGCAGCGGGTCGGCAACGCGGGGCTGGGTCGCCGGCAGGAGGAACGAGCGCCCGCGTGTCACGAAGCGGGTGGACGAGATGCGGCGAAGGGTGGGGGCGCTCGGCCCCCGTGTCACGAAGATGGTCACTTGCGCGTCCCCTTGGTGTTGCGCTTGAGCTCGGCGAGAAGGTGCCCGATGCGGTTGGCGTTCGCCATGTTGAACGGGAGCGCCTCGCGCCCAAGGACGCGGCCCTTGAACGAGATTTCAACGTAGTAGTTGGAATCATCGTATTGGCGACGGACGAACGGGGTCGCGGCGAGATAAAGCGCCTTGACGAGCGAGCACGGGAAGAACGGATCGTTGCGGAGGTCAGCAACGCGGTCGAAGTATTTGGACATCAGACATCTCCTTGGTTGATGCCACCTTGTCGCGTTTCCAGGACAAGGTGGCAACCCCCTTAGTCGAGACGGGTTCCGACCTCGGCTTCGATCCCGTGCTCCTTGAGCACGCCGGCGAAGGCGCGCGCTGCCGCGGCATGGAAGTCCATGTCCTGCTGGTAGGAGCGCGTGTCGGCGGGCGGGGTCGGCCAGATGCCGGGCTTCCAGAACTGCCACCCCTTCGGATAGCCCTTCGAGCCCCACAGCATGCGCTCTTCACGGGTCAGGCGGTGCTCGCCGCCGCGCGCTTCGACGCGTTTGGCCAGGTGACGGGCGAGGGGGCTGGTGCCTTTGATCGTGACCCAAGCGAAGCCGCAGTTGAAAGGCTGCTCGCGCTCGCCGGCGTCATACTTGGCTTGGATCGCCGCGGATGCGGCGTCGCGCGCCTTGGCGAGAATCTTATCGAAGTCGGACATGAGACGTTTACTCCTTCGTGGTCGATGGCCCCTTATCCATGCGGACAAGGGGCCAGGCAACCCCTAGTTACAGCCCGCAGCGCAGGCCTGATAGATGCGACGGAAGAACTTGGACGTCGCCGCCCAGTATGCCTCCGCCTCCGGCGAGCCCTCGTTCTCTTCGCCGCTGAACCACAGCGCAGCGACGGACACAGGCATGACGCGGACGCTCTCAGGCAGGCGGTCGCCCAAGGCCTCGCGGACCTCGTTTGTCGCTGCCTGCGCCATAAGCTCATGGAGCTCTTCGATCTGTTGCTGGTAATGATCGGACGAACAGCCCAGCTGGGAAATGTTGGTCACGATCTCGACCCCGCGTTGCACGGGGGACAGTTGCTTCTGCATAACGTATCTCCGGCGACACATAGGGGAATCCTATGCGTCGCCGGTGATGCTACACGCCCCACGATACAGGGGCAACACGTTATTGGATCATCAGCTCATTGAATGACCAGCCCGGCTTCTTCCGCGCGCCTGTCCGAGATGCAGAGGGTGATGTCCTCCACATCCGGATCGTTGAGCGGCGCCAAGCGCAGCAGCCAATGAGCGGGTCTGAGGTTCTTACCGCGTCCACGTTCATCCACATGCTCGGCCGCGGTGATGCGGACGAATTGCGCGTGGATGACGCCCCCGAGCGTCACGATAGGATGCTTCTGCATTGCCCATACTCCAACCCTCAGTCGAGGATTCGACCGAGGCGGGACCTGTATAACACAATTTGCATTAACGCCTTTGCATTTAATTGGCACCTAACGTGCCGGAACGAGACGGGGCAACCTGTCCGACGCCCTCCCGGACTTAAAGGGGGGATCCGGTGGATATGGTAATTGTCGGCCAATTAACCCCGTCTCGTAGCTCGTTAAACCCAAGTGTCGCGCTTCTCCGGGGGCCACCCCCAGCCCGTCAGCAGCGTCTTCCCGCTGGTGGGCGAACGGAACCACAGCGAGTAGCTGGGGCCGTTTAGCAGGCGGTCGATCCGGTGCACGTCAGTGTCGCGCACCAGCCCGATGCGACCGGGGAACCAGCGACGCCGGCGACCGTCGAGCATCTCTTCCACATAGCCGCCCCACAGGATGACGCGGATCTGATAGCGGGCAGGGTGCCCGTGGAACTGCCCGGGCGGATCGGCGACCATGATCTTATGCAAGCGCAAGACCCAGCTCCCCAGCGTGGCCAGGAGCTTATACTTGAGCACGGCAACCGCGTCGGGCGCACCCGGGCGGTCGATCACTGTCCGATCCCACTTAATCCGGGACATACATGCTCCGCGGTCGGCGGCCCAGCGACGTGCCGCAGCACAGCGCAGCCTTGAAGTCGATCAGCACGGGTCTGGCCACAGCGCGGCGGACGCGCCGCTCGGCAGCTTCGAGATCCATTGCGGCCAGGCGGGCGCGCAGATGCGGGTTGTCAGGTAATCCAGTCATTGTAGCGTTGCTCCCTTCGCTCGTTGCAGCTGTCGCAGTCGCAATCCGTCGCCGTGCAGTTGCAGCACGATTGGCAACAGGCGCAACCTTCGCAGATCAATCCCGCTTCCTGGTCGGTCGCCCCGCACGCCTCGCAGCGATCAGCTGGGGGCGCGCCCGGGTTGCGGAATCCTTCGTAAAACTCGCGGACGTCAACAGTGATCGCCCTCACCCCATCCGGGGCGCGCATATGCTCAGGGACAGGAATCCCGAGCTCGCGGTAGTCCGCGTCGGTCATGCGGCGGGCGGTCACGGCCGCGCCCTGATCCCGGCAAGCACCTGATCCCAGTAGCGGCGGAGGCCGTCGCTGGTGGCGTTATCCCGATGGAGAGTAGCAGCACGCAACGCGGCCTCCTGGCTCATTATCCCTTGAGCTGGTGGGCCAGGACGATGATGCTCCACACCAGCCCCGTCCAAAGGGCCAGGCCCACGCCCAGCCAGAGGAACATCATTCGGCAGCCACGGCGCTCGGACGCTAGCCATTCATCGCTCTCCGCGTCCGGGTGCATGAGTGCACCGCTTGAGGGAGAACATGCTTGGGTGCAGTCGTCCGCACTCGGGACAAGCGAGCTTGGGCGGGCGACGTCCATTGAGCAGTTCCTTCTCCTTGCGGGTCATCGGGTATTACCCCCTTTCGTTAAGAGTTTGCAAGGTCGATTGAGCGGCCACATCAGGCCAGGTAACTTTGCAGCTTGTCGCTCGCCCACGGGTCGAGGATATCCGTCCCCGCGTGGTTAAGGGCGCAAGCGATCACTACAGCAGCTTCGTTGCTGATGGCGTCGGCAAAGTGCACCCCGTCGAGCATCACCTGCTTGCCGTGCGCGGAGCAGCGTTCCATGGTCTTCATGGCCTCGATCCGCCCGCTGTCGTAGCCGGCGAGATACTCAGGCGACGAACCCCGGACGCTGATCTCGGCGAGGCCGTCCGCGTGTCCGTTGGCGTAGCCAAGGGTCGGATCGGTCATGGAAGTGCCCGTTCGGCGAGGCTGCCGGCGATGAACGCCATTACCGCCATGGCCAGAACCAACCAGCTCATAAGGCGCTGCGGCGGATTCAGGTATGAGGCTAGGCGCAGATACGCCCAGCCGAGCGTGAGCTCGACCGCGATGGCCAGGACGACACAGAAGACAAGCATTGGACAACTCCGTTGATGTTGGGCTGAGCGTAGGAGCGGGGATCGCGCTCGGCAACCCCCGCTTGGAACCTAGTCGAGCTGCTCGTTGAGCGTCTCGACCAGGCCGTCCTCCCCGCCGAACTCGTCGAAGAGCCACTGCGTGACCTCCGCCTTGCGCTCGTCGGTCAGGTCGGTGTTGCCATCGACCGCGGAGATGCTCCAGTCGTCGATGTAGTCGGACATGATGCCAACGTCCCGCTCGGCGGCGCAGACGTTGACCTCGAACTCGACCTCAATCTCGCCGTCCTCGGGAGACATGAAGCTCAGTGTTGCGTTGGTGTATGCCATTTGGATTATTCCCCTTTGGTGTTGAAGAACGCCTCGGCCTCGGCCTCGGTGTCGAATTGCTTGGTGAAGGTGCGCCCAGTGGGCTTGCCCCCCTTGAGCGCGCGGAACGAGACGCAGCGCATGCCCTCGGTCGGGCGACCCCCGCAGTGCAGGGACACGGTATGCGTGGCAGTGGTTTTGCGGGCCTTCGTGAAGTCGGACATGATGTTTGCTCCGTTGCTCATGCCCCCTTGTCCAGAGGAACAAGGGGGCTGGCAACCGGAAAAGCGCCTAGGCTTCGTCTTCTTCGTCGTCGATCAGATCGAGCAACCCCTCCCACGTTGCGGCGCTTTGCTGCGGCACGTCGAGATCAGCCCCGCCCTTGTAAGCGGTATAGCCCTCGCCTGTCCACGCGGCCCGCTCGCCTTCGTAGCCGCATTCCCAGCCGCGATACCATGCGAGCTCGGGCCAGGACGGTTCGGCGGGGCGCAAGATCAGGGCGTCCTGGTCGTGTGCAACGTGACCGGCTTTGCCCTGCCACTTCACCAGCGCCTGTGACTTGGTGTCGGTCGGGAGGTGACGCACGGCGACCACTTCGCCGCGCGCCCCCGCCTTCACTCCCCGCGCGTCAGCGACGGGGAGGAGGACGCTATCGCCCTTCTTCACTTCGACCCCAGCTTGAGCTGGTTGCCGCCGCCCATCTGGCGGGCGAGCGAGACCTGGCCTGCTGCGGCCCGGGCAAGCCCGTCAGTGACCGAGCGGCCGCCCTTCTTTGTCTCGAAGCCTTGGGTGATCTGCTCGTAGAGGGCGACCGTCTGGTTCGTGGTCACCAGCGCGTTCTTGCGCGCTGCCTCGGTCTTGATCGCCTGGCCCTCGGCCGATTCCTGCTCGCGGATCATCTTCCAGATGCGGTGACGAAGCGCCGCGCCGATGCGCTTCGCCTGGCCCTGCACCGACATACCGGTGAGCGGGGCGAGGCGCTTTGCCTGCTCGCGCACCTGCTGGACAACGAACGGGTGCATAAGGTCGAGCGTGACCTTGGCGCTTTCGCGTCCGATGACCTGAATCCGCACCCGGCGACCCTTTGCCGTCCAGATGTTGTCGAAGTAGGTGCGAGCGCCATAGAGGCGGGCCAGGTCGCAGTAGAGGTTGGTCACCCAAACGTGCGAACCAGCGCCCTGCTCCATGCCGGCGCGCTCCGCAATCGGATCCGCGGCATCGTCGAGCTGGGTGAGGTCGATCTGGTGCTCTTCCATGAGCGCCATGGCCTTCGCCATGAACGCGTCCGCTTCGTGCTCGTTGTCGGTGCCCTTGGCCTTCGCCAGCAGCGCCTTGATCCGGTCGATCAACTTCGTTTGGTCAGACATACGACTTGCTCCTTCGTGTTGATGTCCCCTTGTGAGGGGCCAGCGGTCCAAAGGCAAGCGGAAAAGAGCACATAAGGGAAGCGACGCGCCTGGCCCCCAAGCCAACCAGCGCGTCGCCCCGTGTCCCGCGCGCCGGGGGTGGGG